AGACCAGCACGGTTCCTGGGACTGGTTCGTCGTATCGCTTGGCACGGCGTGGCTTCCAGACGCGCTTCTTGAAGCCGATCTCACGCAACATCGGGTCGCGGTGGACGAGGCCGATGATGCTGTTCTTGGTGATGCCGTGGAGGCCCTTGTGCTCGCCCATGATCGCGGCGATCTGGCCCGATGTGGCGCCCTGGCGCAGAAGGCTGGCGACGATGTTGCGCTCGGCCACGTTCCAGAAGCGGGCTATCATGGGCGTTTCCGTTTGCCGACGAAGGCCAGGATATCGACCGGCGTGACGGCGCCATCGGTCAGTTCCTCGATGGCCACCGACAGTTTCAGGCTGGGCGTCTTTGGCTCGTCGTCGGAGAACAGTTCGCTGACGTAAGAGCGCGACAGGCCGAGCCTGCGGGCGATGCTGGCCTGGGTGATGTCGATCGGCTGCGTCTCGATCCAGGCGCGCAGCGGGTTGGTTCTGGTCATTCTCAAATTTCCTTTCATGGTGGCGTTGACAGACCATCCATGTAGTCGCTACATGCGAACCTGTCAACCGAAGAGGAAAGCGACATGAGCTACGAATATTGGGAAAAGGCGATGGCCAATCCGGCCGCGCTGCACGCACGCGAGTTCTCGATCACCACGACGCCCGAGCTGGGATTTTTCAGGACGTACCGCCTGCATGAGCCGGTGGCTATCTGGGAGGAAGAGGATGGCGAGCTGGTGGTGGCCGTCAATGGCCAGCCGGTCGATCCGAAGGAGCACGAGGCGGTGTGGTTGAGCTGCGCCAAGCTGCCCGTGTCGGAAGAGTGGTATCGCAAGGTGGCCGACGAGGGCGGCGTGTGGCCCGATCTCGATGAGACGGTCAGCGGCATCGGCCACAACCGGCGCCGGGCCGACGATCCCGAGAGCCTGATTGCCGAGATGGCTCTCGCCGCGTCCGAATATGTCTCGATCGATGATGACGAGATGGCGGCGAGGGCGATGTCGCTGCGTTCTGCCTTGCTGGAGCAGCACAAGAAGGTGGATGCCCTCCGCGAGGCTGAGAAGGCGCCGCACCTGAAGGCCGCGAAGAAGGTCGATGAGCAGTGGATGCACATCGTCAAGCGGGCCAAGGCCGGTGCCGATTACCTGCGTGGGCTGGTCGAGACATATGAGACGCGCAAGCGGAGACTGGCACGTGAGGCGATGGTGACGGAAGCTGTCACCCCCGAGCCCAAGGCGCAGATCAGGTCTGGCTATGGCCGCGCCGTGTCGGTGCAGGAGAAGCCGGTGGTGGTGGCGATCACCGACATGGCGGCGCTGGTCGATTACCTCGACCATAGCCTCCAGCGGGACATGCTGCACGCCTACCTGATGGAGTTGGCCCAGAAGCAGGTTGGCCAGGGCATCGCGGTGCCGGGCGTCACGGTCGAGATGAGGGCTATCCTGAGATGATCACGCCAGAGAAGTACGACAACGCCCTGCGGGAGATCGTGCGGCTGCGCGACGAGCTGCGGCAGTGCCAAGAGATCGGCAACAACCTGATTGTGGAGAATGCGAAGCTCAGGAGCAAGCTGGAAGGCTGGATCGCTGACGTAACCAAGACGTGGCCCGATGTACCGGAGGGCAAGCGATGAGCGACAAGGAAGAACGCAGGCGCGTCTATAGCAGGATCGGCCCGCTGATCATGGCTTATGCGCGTGACCACGTCGGCCGGGCGTTCCATGCCGAAGACCTGCGGCAGTACGTGCTGGAGCTGGCGCCCGAGATCGCGCCAGACAGTCCCGGCCGCATCCTGCGCGAACTGCGGCTGAACGGCCAGCTCGACTACGTGGTGATCAACCGGCGCCAGTCACTGTACCTGCTCAAGAGCGTCAGGCCGGCGCAGATGGAGTTCTCGCTATGACGCAGGATCAATCGTGGCTTTGGATGAGCCAGTACGAGCATCTGGTGGTGGTGGCTGTCGGGCTGGTGATGGTCTACTGGGCCTACGTCATCGTCTCGGCTATCGTGGAGGCATGGAGCAATTGGACATCTTCACGAAGCGAAAGGCGCGAAAGCCGCCGCCGCCTCCAGAATACAACATCCACGTGATGGTGGCTGACGATCTGCGGCTGTTTGCCAAGCGCGGCTGGGTGTGGTTTCACCCGGCCAATGGCGAGTACCGTGCGGTGCCGACAGCCAACAGGCTCAAGCGCATGGGGGTGCAGCCTGGGGTGTCTGACTTCATCCTGATATCCCCGGTCGGCGCCCAGGTGCATTGCCTGGAGCTGAAGCGGAAGGGCGCCAAGCCGAGCGAGGCGCAGTATGGCTTCATGCTGGCGATCGAGGCTTGCGGCGGCGTCACGGCGTGGTGCGACAGCTACGAGGAGGCCGTCCGCATCCTGAAATCTTGGGGTGTCCTTCGGATCAGTCTAGCCGAAGATCGTAAGCCAGCTTAAAGTCAAAACCCGACAGACGCAGGGGGGCGCTGTCGGGTTCTGAATGATCCCACTACCGCTAGGGGGTCATGTTGTGAAGCCAGTCCGGGTTAAGGAAGGACAATCACGTTGTCACACAATAGTGCTTTCCCCACAGATTTCAACACCCTGGGACGTGCCCCGACACCTTTTGAGGTGATTAGGGCGCTGGTCGAGGCGCGCCTACTGCTTGAGGCGTATGAGGCTGGCGAGCCGCCGCCCGAGTTCGAGGAGTGCTGGCAGGACGATCTGGAGGCGGCCTACGAGGCGTTTGTCAGGGAGTATGTGCCGAGGTGGGAAGCGCCTGACGTAGTGGCCTCGATGGTGGCCTACCGCGCAGAGCGGGCTCGGAGGGGCAGATGAGCCGCGACGATGATCCTGACGCCTTCGCCCGCAAGCTGGAGCAGGAACAGTACGAGAAGTTCCACCCGCGCAAGGATGCGCCCAAGGCCAAGCCGAATGGCAATGGCGCCCATCCACCGATCGAGCCGTTCCTGCTCATCGACGCTGCCGGGTGGCACGGCACCGATCGGCCGACCCGCGAGTTCCTCGATGGCCGCAAACTGTTCCCGTATGGCTATGCCTCGATCCTCACCGGGGCAGGCGCCGTGGGCAAGACGCTGCTGGCGCTCCAGGCGTCTGTGGCCTGCACCAGCGCAGGCAAGTGGCTGGGCGCCGACATCAGGCATGGGCCGGTGCTGTTCTATTCGGCCGAGGAGCCCATCAAGGAGATGCACATCCGCATCGATGAGATATGCGAGGCCGAGAACCTGCACCTGTCCGATCTCTCCGGGCTCTACATCATTGACCTCAACGAGCTTGGTGACGCGGCCCTTATCAGGGGCGACAACAAGACTGGCGTGGCCAAGACCACCGAGCTGTTCGATCGCCTGGAGAAGACCATCGCCGCGATCGAGCCGGTGGTGGTGTGGCTGGATAATCGTGGGCTGCTGGTCACCGGCAACGAGAACGATCGCACCATCGCCTCGATGGCCATGCGGTCGCTCCAGCTCCTGGCAGAGAGGTACCAGTGCTCGATCATCATGCTGTCGCACCCATCGCTCACCGGCATCAATACCGGCACAGGCTCGTCGGGCTCGACCGCCTGGATGAACACCGCACGATCGGTGATCAACATGACCAAGCCGAAGGATGAGGGCGAGGAGGGCGCCGGGGATGACGTGCGTGTGCTGGAGAACAACAAGGCCAACTACGCCAAGCACGGCACCAAGGTGTCCTTGAAGTGGGAGTTCAACCGCTTCATCTGCACCGATCCACCACCCAGTGCAGACAGCAACATCGGGCGCATGGACAAGGCTGAGAAGGTGTTTATGCGGCTGATGGTGTGGCACGAAGCGAAGGGTATCGATCTGGCGCACAGCGTCAAGTCACCGGACTATGCGCCACGCATGTTCGACCAAATGCCCAAGGAGCAGCGCGAGGGCCTCAATCTGATGTGGTTCAAGAGGGCCATGATGAGCCTGCTCGACCAAGACAAAATCAAGCTGGTTGATGCCAAGAAGGGGCAACGGAAGACCAAGAGATTAGTGGTGGCTGAATTGTGACAATTGCAACTTTTGATTTGTCACACACACATCAAAATCAGGCATACACATCAAAAGGCTTTATGGAGGGATATCAACACCTTACGACTTACACACACACATCACCTTACTACGTAAGAGCCCGGCGGGCCTTGTGGCCCCATCGCCGGGCTTCAGTTCAAGACCACTACAACCGAAAATCTGTGAAGAGGAACCATCATGGAAAACGAACCATCCAACCTCCAGCAAGCCATGGCCAAAGCCGAGGCTCGTGAAACGCCAGCGCTCACGGACGCTTCCCGGCTCCTTGCTGCCGCCGACAAGCTGCTTCGCTTCCAGCAGGCCTCCTTTGCCACGCAAAGGGCATCCTACGAGGCGTCGAGGACCGAGCGGGTGAACTTCTACCGCATCGAGGTTTCCCGGCTCCAGGACGAGGCCGAGGCCGAGCTGCTGAAGATGGACCAGAAATGGCATGAGGAGGAGAACAGAGTTCTCCACCTCATCGGCAAGCTCAAGGCGCTCAGGGCTGGCTGAGTTCACCAAGGTGGTCGGGCGTGCTATGCTCGGCCACCAACCACGGAGGGTTTCACGTGAAACACTATGACGAAGACGAGGTCGAGCGCATCGTTGATGGCTTGCAGGACCGCCTCGTCGCCAGCACGATCGACGCCATGGTCGATCAGATCGAAGTCATCGCCGCCGCCTTCTCACCAAGCAACACCATGGGCCCAGAGGCCATCGTCATAGCCTTCACCATGGTCGATCGGCTGGTGGCCCAGACCATGGTGCGCGCAATGGGCCACAAGGACGAGCGCCACGAGCTCTGGCTCGGCCAGCACGTCATCAGCGTCAAACGCTTCCTCAAGGCCATGGCCAAGGAGCGCGAGGTCGATCACGCCACGATGGAGAAGGGTTTGCGCGATGCGCTTGGCGCCAGGGAGCAGTGATGGACCCCGAGGGAGACGGGGGAATGGAAGCCGTGCAAGAGCAGTTTAGAGACACCGTTATATCTGACAACCCCGCTGTTGGGGATGTGGCGGAACTGATCGATCGGCTGGAAGGATGGCTCGACTATCGACCCATGCAGGAGTTTTGCAGCGAAGCGCTCAAGGACCTGCGTGAAGCAGCATCTCGTCTCGCAGCGCTTCAACAGCGCGTGGAAGAGCTGGAGCGGCAACGAGATCAGGCGATTGAAACGGCAATGCAATTGCAGGATGCGGCAGCACGCGAGCGGGTAGACACGCCGGGCGCCCGAGAGATGAAGCTCGTGAAATGACCCGGCTGTGGGACTGGTGGTGGTGGCTAATCAGGCCGCAGCTTGAGCTGCCACCAGTTCCCAACGATGCTAACATGCGCGGCCTGGGATGGGCTGGCGATCGCCGTGACATCCGGCCCTGGCTGGCCAAGGAGGCTGAACGTGAACGTAACTGATGCGCCGCCGCGCGACATGCCGCTGTGGAAGTTCCACTGCCCGTCGTGCAAGCGCGATGGGGTCATGGGGTTCCGGTCCCTGCTGACCAAGGAGCCGCTCGCACCGGAGCATTACACCTGTCCCGACTGCAACGTGGGCGTCGAGATACTGGGGAGGCACGACCAATGATCGATCGTGACATCTTCTTCGACCATGCCCGCAACGCCATGCACAACGGCGCCATGAGCCAGCAACAGGTGGACGGCTACAGCGTGCTGCTCGGCCTGTGGGACTGGCAGGCCACCGGCACGCCGATGAGCGATCTCAGATGGCTCGCCTACATCCTGGCCACCGTCTACCACGAGTGCGCCACCAAGATGTGGCCCATCACCGAGTACGGCAACGACGAGTACCTGCAATCGCGGGAGTACTGGCCATACATCGGGCGCGGCTTCGTGATGCTGACCTGGGAGGAGAATTACAGGAACGCCAGTGCATCGCTCGGCCTGATCGATGACCGCGATCTCGTCGCCCATCCCGAGATGGCGCTCGACAGCCTGATCAGTGCCCGCATCCTGTTCAGAGGCATGGCCGAGGGCTGGTACACTGGTGGCAAGCACAAGCTGGGTGACTACTTCAACGAGGACGAGGACGACCCGATCGGCGCCCGGCAGATCGTCAACATCCACGACGACGACGAGCTGATCGCCGGATACCACGAGCAGTACCTCGACGCGCTGGAGGCGGCCTACCACAAGTGGCCGAGGACGGTGACATGACCAGCAAGACAACCATCGATCTGCCGTTCACGCCTGCCGACATCAAGGCCAAGGCCATAGCCGACCACGTCTGGCAGCGCATCCTCAACGATGACGATCTGGAGCGGGCGCGTTCGCGGCTGTCGATCTCCGACATCCAGCGCATCGTTGCCTACTGCCTTGAAGCAACGGTGGCGACATGACGCTCCGAAAGGGCAACCCGCCGGGCTTCATCGAGGTCAACGTCCCGGCATATGGCAATGCGGTCATGCTCGGCATCCCATTCATCCGCATGATCCAGAACCGGTCGTCTGGCTGCGAGATCACCATCGGCGGGGACACCCTGACCGTGAGGGAAAGCTATGCCGAGGTCGTCAAAGCCCTGCAAGCTTTCACGCCGGTCTGATGGCGCAGAAGCTAGCCACCACCAAGCGCGCCTGCGATGACCGCGAGGCCCGCTTCGCCCGCAACCTGATCGCTGGCATGAACCAGCAGATGGCGATGATCGAGGCTGGCTACTCGGCCTCCAGCGCACGCTCCAACATGGGCGCCTTGGTGCAGCGGCGCCAGTACTTCATCGATGAGATGGAGCGGCTGCGCGCCGTGCAGCACAAGCGGCTGGCCGTCACCATCGACACCATCATCATCGAGCTGTACCGCGACCGCGACATGGCCCGGCGCCTGGAGCAGCCAGCGGTGGCCGCAGGCATCACCATGCACATGGCCAAGGTGCTGGGCTTCCTCGAGGACCGTCAGCAGGTGGACATCACCATCATCAACAAGCCGCTGGCCGTGCCGACCAAAGAGCTGGAGCTGTCGGTTGACGAGTGGATCGCCCGCTGGTCGCCCAAGGAGATCGGGCATGGGTAGTGGCAACAAGAGGCCCAACACGTGGACGGTGAGCCCAAACGTCAAGCGTGATGCTGCGATCGTGGCGGCCTACAAGGCGGGGGATGTGTCCTTCGGCTCGCTCGGCAGGATGTATGGCTTGTCGGCCACGCGCATCATGCAGATCGTCTACACGGCTAGGCGCAAAGCCGGATGAACGAGGCCGTCCGCATCCGCGTCGGCTTCCAACCGCAAGCCGGTCCCCAAGAAGCCTTCATCCAGAGCCCGACCGACATCACGATCTACGGCGGCGCCCGAGGCGGCGGCAAGACGTATGCGACGTTAGGTGACTGGTTCCTGCACGCCGAGCAGCACGGCGAGCACGCTCGCGGCCTGATGATCCGCAAGACCCGCGAAGACCTGAAGGACACCATCGCCACCGCCACGATCATGTACGCTGGCAGCGCACGGTGGATCGAGAAGGGCGCCTACTTTCGCTTCACCAACGGCGCCCGGCTCTACTGCGCCTACCTGGAGAACGAGGCCGACGCCGAGCACTACCAGGGTTGGAGCCTGACCCGCGTCTACATCGAGGAGCTGACGCAGTTCCTGTCGTCGGCGCCAGTGTTCCGCCTGCTGGCCACGCTGCGATCGACGCACGGCATCAGGTGCCAGATGCGCTGCACGTGCAACCCTGGCGGCCCAGGCCATCTGTGGGTGAAGGCGTTCGCGATCGATAACGGACCCTACCGTGTCATCGTGGACGAAGAGACGCAGATGACCCGCGTCTTCATCCCGGCCCTGCTGTCGGACAACCAGTTGCTGATGCAGTCGGACCCCGACTACGCCAACCGCCTCAAGGCGGTGGGTAGCCCGCAGCTTGTGAAAGCTTGGTTAGAGGGCGACTGGTCGATCATCGAGGGCGCCTTCTTCCCTGAGTGGCACACGGCCAAGCACGTCATCGCACCGATGCACATCCCTTCCGAGTGGACGCGCTTCAGGGCGGCTGACTGGGGTTCGGCGGCGCCGTTCTCGATCGGCTGGTACGCGGTCGTGCAGGACGACATGAGCCATGACGGCAGGCTGCTCAAGCGGGGCGCCCTGGTGCGCTACCGCGAGTGGTACGGCATGACGCCGGGCAAGCCCAACGTCGGCCTCAAGATGACGGCCGAGGAGGTGGCGCACGGCATTGTTTCACGTGAAACCAACGGCCACCGCGAGGCGATCGCCTACGGCGTGCTGGACCCGGCGGCCTTCGCGGTCATCGCGGGACCATCGATCGGTGAGACGTTCATCAGGCATGGTGTGGTGTTCAAGCGGGCCGACAACACCCGCACGTCCAGGGACAAGAAGATGGGCGGCTGGGACCAAGTAAGAGCCCGCCTGAAGGGCGACGGCGACGGCAACCCGATGCTGTTCGTGTTCAGCACCTGCCTGCATTTGCTGCGAACGTTGCCAGTCATGCAGCACGATGATACACATCCCGAGGACATGGCGACCGAGGGTGAGGATCACGCCGTGGACGAGCTGCGCTATGCCTGCATGAGCAGGCCATGGCTGGCTCGACTTAGCCGACCGGAGGA